GAAACCGGCATAGTCGCGGGCGTCATTACTCAGCGTCGCTAAGCTCGCCTCGGTCGTCTCATCAAAAGGAATTGGCTGTCCGTAGTGATACTCATTCGGACGACGCTCTGGCACCCGTGCTCCTGCGCCCCACTTGAGTAGCGGCCTGCCAATCGGGTAGAAGATCGTCGGCATCACGTTGTAGCTGGCCGTGTCGATGCGGCTGTCCTTGTGCGCCTTGATCGTATCTTGCAACGGCTTCAACGGCTCTGGCAGACCGCGAGAGTCATGCAACTTCCGGCTCAGATATTCGCGCCGATACAGGACAAACGGGTAACGACCGTCATTGTCACCGAAAAGAGAGAACTTCGCGTAACCCTTGTGCGGCCCATAGGTAACGCCCGCACCAGCATTGCCGCCATGCGTTGCAGGCAAATCAGGTGAGAAAATCGTCAGGTAAACACCCGGAACGCCGTCCTCATCGCTCATTCGCTGGTAGGCCCAGACGACGCCAATCTTGTCTGTGAACCGCTGCTGGGTATAAACAAACGATCTGGACATCGGCTGCATATACTCAACCGGCGTCACCGAGAGCATTTTCCCCTTCGCCGTCGCAATCGCGTTCTCCACCCAATTCTTGTCCCAGCCGTCTGTATTCACCAAGGAACGAAGCTTCTCCGGGGTGTAATACTGGACGCGATAAATCCCTGTCGCCATTTCAATATCGGTCGTATCAGGCGGGATGAACAAATCCGTATCCAGATTAAAGGCCCGCATCACGGGGTAGGACCGCTCACGTCCTACCACGGCTACCGTCGTCTCCCCCTTTCCGGCCAGTTCCTTGAGCATCTTGTTCGCCTTCGCCCGAGTGACGCCGTAGATTTCCTCGAACAGCGACTTCAGGTAGTCGTCCGCATCGCCCGAATCCAAAAGCATCTGCATGTCGATGTCCTGAAACTGGGCCTGAAGGTCGGTCAGGCGAATCACTGTCAGCACCTTCTCCTGGCTCCGTTCCCAGAACTGCCCCATCACTGCCGCGCCCTTCTCTTGGAGATACTGGGCCATCAGTTCAACCTCGCGGTCGAAATCGGGCATCTGGGAATTGATAAGCCAGCGCATGAACAGCGATACCTGCTTCGCCCGCTTGATGTCATTTCCCTCGACGGGCTCGGCTACCAAGGAGGCTTTGTTGATCGCCTCCAAAATCATCGCCACCTTGTCGTTAATCAGGTTATCGACCAGATAAACCCGCAAGTCGCTCGCCCCGTCCCACGGCACCGGCTCAGTCTGACCTTGTGGACCGCGTGAGTGCTTCTTGCCGTCAGCGGACTGACCTGACCAGATGGCGTAGCGAGTGCTGTAATTCTGCGCGGTTTGCGTGCAGTATGGCCGGTTGTTCGTTGCTACTTCCTCGAAGGCGCGTTTCAGCGTCGAGAAATCCGGCCCGTCCTCGCCTTGCGGCGCGATTTGCAAATCCTGCCTTGGCAAGACTGAGGTGGATGACGGGAATGACGACACGGTTTAGATTAGCTCCGCTTCTATGTTCTTTGGGCCGATTGTAAAGTTTATTGCTCGACGTTAAGAAACGCCACCAAGAAAGTCTCGATCTGGTTTTCGATTCCGCGCCGGTCGTGTTTCGGCTCAAGTCTTCGGCCTGCGGGTGGACCGCCGCCCCCACCGCTGGCAGGAACAGTCGTAGCCGCCTGCCACATGCCAGCAAAGTATTCCTGGGCGAAGTAGATGGAGCCGAACATGGGTTAGGTGGCCACTAAAACTTTGTAAGTTGTGCCACCAGAGTCTTTCAGCGTGACGTAACCTGTCGTGACCTGCGGCGTGGCAACGTAGGCGTTGCCGAGTTGGAGCGCACCGCCAAGCGTGATGTCGGTCCCCACAAACAGCTTCTTGGCGATGCCGACGCCGCCAGCGACGCGAAGCGCCCCGGTAGTGGAGGAAGATGCGTCGGCTGGGTCGCCAAGATAAACGATTCCGGTTCCGCTTACACTGATGTCGGTGTAGATTGCGTAAGCTGCGGTATTCGCGGCGAGCCCCCCAATTCTGAGGCCATAGTAATAATCGGGCGTCACCGCAAAAGTGGCCGCAACCAGCCACATATTCGTGGCCACCGCCATATATGACCCCGCAGCGCCCGTTTGCCCAATTGTTCCGTAGTGCCCTATTAGATCGGGATAATCCCCGCCGCCGCTCGCAGCCATCGTCACGGTGTTGCGTAACCCAATTCCGTATGCGGGGGTTCCCTCGCCGCTTGACCCGGTTCCGCCTGCGTTAAAGCTGTAGCTTTGATAATGACCGTATCGAGGGTAGGTGCCAGATAACACAGAGGTGTCATCGCTGTTGATGCGTAGGCCGTATCTAGTAGATGCTGATTCGCTCCCGAGCGACAAATGATAGAACCTCGGGCTGCTCGTCGTCGCAATATCCTGAATCGTATTAAGCGCCCCCGCCGTCAGCGTCAGGTTCGTGCTGCTCGGCATGATTTCCTCGATTGCGCCTGTGCTGGCCGTGGTTCTGCCAAGCAACTTACCCGTATCCATGGTCAACCCAGAGGTCGTAATCGGTCCGTTGATCGCGCCTTCAATGTCCGTGATAACCTTCTTCGTAATCGTATTCGCAAACGACCACCCCACCACAATAGGCATGGCTGAACTGCTCTCCTGCGCCCGCGTAATCGTCAGGACCGAACCCGCGATATTCGTCACGCGCACAATCTCCGCATTGGTCGAAAGCGGAATGACGTTCGGTGGCCACACCGTCGCATTGAACGGAACAGCGGGCATCAACGCCGCCGCACCGCCACCGAGTTCTAAGGTCGTCCCTGAAGCATCAGGACTGGGCGCAACCGAAACCAAGCCGTACCCGAAATTGGCATGGGCATCAAAGGAGGCCATTTCTTACTGAGGGGTCGCTATCGTTTCGATCAGCTTGTTGTAAACGTCGTATTTGTGCTGAAACTTCCAAGTGCGGGGTTGCGGTGTGACAGTGGCATTAACCGTAACATCGGGCGACTCAAACTCCGGTATCTTGATTTCGGGAATGCGAATCTCAGGAATGTTCACCTGGATGGTCGCGGCCTTATTCTCGGGAAAGTTAATCGCCGGGCTGTGGTGATCGACCTTTACCACAGGGGCCTCCTGCTTGCGGTCCATCGCCTGAGTGACGGCGCGGGTGATCGACTTCAGTTCAGCCACAAATGCGGCGGAATTGTCAGGGGTTGAAACAACCTTCTCCTTCTTCCCTGATTCAATCAGATGCTCAGTCAACCGCTTCAGTTCCTCGACCGCCGCCGCCAAACCACTATCCGCCGTGACCGGACGCGGCTTGTTCCGCATGGTGATGTCGTAGTAAGGGGCGGGCTTCATCTTCGCGGCTTCAATAACTCCGGGTCGTACCATATGTCAATGCTGCGCTGTGCTGCTTGGTGTCGATGAACTGAATATCGGAGACCGCCAAATACCTATACAGGTCGTGAAAATCCTTGGTTGCCTCCGTTCTTCCTCCCTGTCCCGTGTGCTCCTTGAACATGTAGATCGTATTGTGGCATCGGTCTGAAATATAAATCTTGGGTGCGTTCATGCTGTCGATGGGCTTGTTCTCGTCGTAGGCGAAACGATTGTTGAGCAACTGGGTGCCATTTTCAATATCTACGCCCGGCGCAGGCAGGACAGTCATCCCGCAGTCGTCCAAATCCGAAATGATCGTCGTTGCCCCATCTTCGCTCTGTTTTTCTGCTGCGCCCATGCGGGGGTCGATCCGGCGTTCAAAAATCTCCTCATCGCCCTCCATGCCCTTTATCAACTCGATATACTCCCGAATCCCGCGCTTGGTTCCTTTCTGTGCTGGTCCCGGTTTTCCCTCTGCTGTATTTCCCGGTAACGCCCAATCGTCGTAATCGGGCCATTCCCGATAAATCCACCAAGTATCCGCTGCGTCAACGGCAACCCACGCCATCGCCCAATTTTTAGACCCTGCTGGATCAATAGCCATGTAGCGCGTGACTTTGTAGGGAATCTCCTTTCCGTTTTTATCCTTCTTCAGATTCAGCCACGGAAGCTTGTCGTGTGGAATCACGTTCACCTCCTGATTAAATCCAGGGTGGATTCCCGCCACCGACTTCGTTGGTATCCCGTAGGCCCGCGCCAGAATTTCGTCCTTTGGTCGGCCAGCAAGTGTCTTCAAAAAACTATCCGAGTCGATGAAGGGATTTGTCGCCGTATGGAAGTAGTATATCGCCGTGTCCTTTCTCGACAAACTCTCTTGAAAAATCGGCACTTGACGATTGTTCAGCAACGGCGCGGGAACGCTTTCAAGGGTCTTTGTTTTTCCGAGCACGTCCTGAATCAGCGGCGTCCAACCCTGGATCGTCGTAAACGTCAGGAAAATCTTCCCGTCGTAGTCGATGGTGCGGAACAGAAGCGTGTCAAAAAGTTTCTGCGGGCATTCTTCGTCGCAGAAAATAGCGTGGCACTTGAAACCCTCCGCCACTTGCTCGTCCTGCTGGAACTGGCGATAGTTTCCAAAGATGATCGAGCCGCCTTTCCTGTAACCCGGCAATGGCGGCAAAATGCAGATCGAGTCAGTGAAACCATTTTTCTGCGAAAATTGCAGCGAATGATTTTGTCCCTTCTTTGATGGCAGGTTTTTTATCCCAATCGGCAACGCATCATAAACCATTTGCTGCTGCTCGATGCTGCGCTCCGAGTTGACGTGATACATGCGGATTTGCGACTCAGGAATTGTTGCCGCGCACCAGACAGCCATGCGGGAAGCGAATATGCTCTTGCCGGACCGATTGCCACCTAAGATGATGTGGCTACGATACTTATGGAAGTTGGCCTGCACCTTCTCCCACATGGGAAGCGACCAGCCTTGGCCAACGGGATTGTCTATTGCTCCCTTCTCCGCACCCTTTCGGACCTTGATGTAGTGGGCCAAGTTTTCATCCGTCCACGGGTCTCCCCACGGGCCAGGACCGGCATACCGCATCTCGATTTGCGCTCTTGTTAGGACTGGTCGCCAAGGTATGCCCCAGCTCGGACTAAACTCGCTCGTGCGGTGTTCTCTCGCCATCTGCGCAGCATTAGAAAATCTGTTAACCTAATTGCAACCCATTTCTCCGCTTGCGGGGACGGAGCGGAGGGGTCTGAGTGGCGGAAATGGAAGACAGACATATAGCCGAAAAGATGAATGCCGCGCCTGAGGGGAGCATCTTTGCTCGCCTAAAAGAGAGTGACAATAAAATGTGGGGCGGTCTTACCGCGCTATGCCTTGGCTATATACTGTGCGTCGTTGCCTATCACATCCTGAAGTAGCAATGCCCGGCCACCTCATCTCCCTCTCCGACTTCAATTCCGGCATCCTGCGAAGCTGGCATGATCCGATGCTGAATGAGAGTCGGCCCAACGGAATCGCCTGCGAAAAATGCGGCAAGGAGCTTTTGGACACGCATCCGAATATGATCCTCACCTCACTCCCGCCGCAGAAAAGCGTTCACTGCAAAGGATGCGGGTTTAAGGGAACGAGGCTCTGCTGATTTACCCATGAAGAAAATATTAGTCGCCTCCCCAGTCAAATCCGGCTGCTCCATCAACTACATCAAGAGCATAATCATGCTCCATTTCTGCACGGCTAACAAGATCATCGGCGGACCCAATGCGCCCTTTGACTTTCGCTGGGGGGCCACGACCGGGACCGCCGTCAATCTGGCCCGTGACGAACTGGCCTCGCTCGCCATGCGCGATAACTTCGACGGCATCCTTTGGTTCGACATCGACCTTGGCTCCATTGATGACCAGATGATGTTCGACATGTTCATGCGGCTGTTGTCGCACATTGACCACGTTGACGGCGGGATCGTGGCCGGGCAATATGTCGGCCACAAGTTCATCTCACAATGGCACGGAGCGACCATGGACGGCGAACCTGCACCGAGAGAAGACGGCCTGATGGAGATGGCCCAGGTGCCGCTCGGGTTCTCATATATGCCGATTGCTGCGCTGGAAAAGATCAGGGCCGCGAACCCATGGCGTCGCTACCAGTTCCTTGAGACCGGCATGGTCAAGACCAAGGACATGTTTGAGTTTTTCCCCATCGGCATCGCTGGTCCCTGCTCGTCGGAAGGAAAACTGGCAAGGCTGCGGGCAATCGTGGGCAAGGCTCCGTCCACTGTCGCCAGCTTTGAAGCGATGGACGAAATCGCCAAGATCGTGTGGGACGACCGCTACGAGTCGAATATCCAGCTTGGGGAGGATTACTATTTCTGTCGGCTCGCCCGCGAGTCAGGCGTGAAGCTCTACATCGACAACAATCTCATAATTCCCCACGAATCCAACGTCCGCCTCCCTGTTCGCAACCAGGATATGATTGCAGAGATCGGACACGAATGGCGGCTGGCGAATGACGCGAAACCGGAACAGGTAGCCGAACTGCTCAAGCAACTGACGCCACTGCTCAGTAAGGATATGCCATGAACAAGAAGAAATGGAAACCCAGCATGTGTCCCGTCCCCAACTTCACGGGAGATTTCGGGGTTATTCACTTCTCGGAAAAGATGTCATGCGATTTAGGGATGATGAAATGGCTGGCCGAAAACGGAACGCCGAAAGAGATGTATGAATACACCAAGAGGCTTGATGAATTTCAGTCGGCCATGGACACCATAACGCTTGTGCTATACGAACATAATGGCGTCACGGAACACGCACTTATCCCTCGACCCAAATGGCCATGACCTCCGACCCCCTCTGGCCCGCCGACTTCAACCTGTCGCCCCACCATTGCCGGGATGTGCTGGACGGTTGCTACGACCTCCCGGTTGAACCAGAGGTTATTCTGGATATTGGCGCAAATGTAGGCGCATTTCCAAGATGGGCCAAGGGCAGATGGCCGGGGGCGAAGATTTATTGCTATGAGCCGCAGCCTGATAATTTCACGTTGCTCGGGAAGGCTATCGCACATTACGGCCTGAGCAATATCGAGACCCGAAACATTGCCATCGGGGGGAAAGATTCCCGATCCATCCTCTACGAAAACGGCTTCAACTGTGGCGAGTGGTCGCTGATTAAATTCACTGAGCAAGGAACAGGACAAATCTCCGTGCCAGTGGTTGATGCCGCTTCACTCCCTTGGGCCGACTTCATCAAGATCGACACCGAGGGCATGGAACTGGAAATCCTCACCCGCCTTCAGAACACGGGACGCTTGGATCACGTCAAGGCCATCGTCCTTGAATACCATTCCGCTGTCCATGTGGCGGTGCTAATCTGGCTGCTGCAAAAGTCAGACCTGATGCTGCATAGCATTTCGCCAGTGAGCGACCACAGGGGGATTATGCGCTTCGTCCGTCAATGATTAACCCAGAATCAGTTTGCGCCTACGCCCGAAAGCTTTCCAACGGGACGTTCGTTCACCTCGACCCTAAGAAGACGCCAATGTTTTCGACTTGCCAAGCCATGACCTCAAAAGACTGGTGCGCGTTGCTCGATCAGGGGTTCCGCATCGAGATTGCGCCACCGGCTCCCAAGGTCCATCCGGCTCCGAAGCACAAGAACTACGGCCAGGCCCGCAAACTCGCCCGCGAATTTCTGGACACCGCCCACGGCATGAGCCGCGCCGAGTTCGCGCAGTTAAAAGGCATACCGCTGGAATCCTTGTCGTATGCGATTCGCGGACTGAGGGGAGTGAGGAACAGGGAAGGGAGAGAGCCGAAGGTGAGATTTGCTTGACGGGGAGGGGAGTGAGGGTTTGGCTCGCACCCAAGCTGCGACGCTTACCTCAAGATGAACGAATTTTCCGACTCTCCGTGCCCAGTGTTTCCCTGCCTAGCAGGGTTGTCGTCCGAGAGGTTGATGCGTGTCGCAGCCGCATTGGGCACGGACTATTTTTGCTGCGATACAAACCCATAAACCAAAACGACAAAAATGAACAACCAAACACATCCCGCCGCGAGCGGTGAAATTACACAGAAAGAAATCGACCTGGAAATGCGAGCATATGAAGCGCACATCCTAAAAAAAGAATCCGAAAAAGATAACATTGTTAAGGCACTCAATGCGCTGGAAGATAAGTTCTCTGATGACGGAGACATAGAAGCCCTTTGTTCGGTGCATCGGATTAAGCAAAGGCTGGGGGTCACGATTTACAAGGGAGTATGGGCGGAATGAATGCTTATTCCAAACTCCTCCGTGATCCGCGCTGGCAGAAAAAACGTCTGGAAATAATGGCGCGTGACGATTTCCAATGTCAGCGGTGCCGGGCCACCGACAAAACCCTTAACGTCCACCACAAAAAATATCTGCCCAACCGGGCTCCATGGGAATATCCAAGCGAACTTCTGATTACGTTCTGCGAGGGCTGTCACAAAGCACATCACCCAAACAAGACGGCCCATCCCTTGCGCCCGCTGAATCTCAGGGCTCCGGGTTTTGTCATAACATGGACCGCGTTTCCCGATAACGAAATCCGTGCATGGGAAATCGTGGAATGGACCGGAACGACCATGAGGTATGGCCATCCAGAGAAGAATGAGATTTATGTCTGCCTGGATCGGCGTGGACGGACATTCTGGGTAGACCAAAGCGACGGTCGGTTTATTGAACGACCTTCCGATTTCTATGTTGAATTTGACGAAAACGACCGGGCGATGGAGATAACAAAACCGGCTGATGACGAAATGACGATGGGCATTCTTCTGGGTGTTCTCGATGGTATAAAAAACGGCGCTGATTTTGAAGACGGTAAGCCGAATGGGCCAAAACAATGACCGCCACCGAACTAGCCCATGCGCTCTCCGAACGCGCCGAAGAAGCCTGCCGATTCCTGCTCCCTAACGGCATTCGCAACGGCAAAGAGTGGGAGGTCGGTTCGCTTCAGGGTGACACCGGCCATAGCCTCAAGGTCTGCCTCGAAGGAGAAAAAGCCGGAGTGTGGTGTGATTTTGCGACAGGGGAGAAAGGCGACCTGATTGGCCTGTGGCAGTCGGTGCGGAATATCCAGTTGCCCGATGCCTGTAGGGAAGCGGAGGAATTACTCGGGATTTCACCCGATGCCGTGCCCACCCAGTCGTTTCTCTGGCTGGCGATCCAGAAACGCATGAGAAAAGGGACGCTGGCTGAACTCGAAGCCGTCGCCGCGCAAAGGAAAATCCCGAACATCGCCGGCCTCGAACTCGCCACCCAAGCCGGTCAACTCTGGTTTGGCGACGTGTGGGACGAAACCGGCATCCAGCCGTCCTGGATCATCACGGACGGTTCGCGCCTAAACGCCCAGGCCCGGCGCATGGACGGCGGGCTGTGGCAGGGCGACCAGAAGGCGAAGACCCTGAAGGGCTGCAAGGGGTCATGGCCCATCGGCATCCACGGGATCAACGGCAAGGACATTGCGCTAGTGGAGGGTGGCCCTGATTTCCTCGCCGCTTGGCACTTGGTCTGGGCGCAGGGGAAAAAGGACTCCGTTCAACCCGTGGCCATGCTCGGGGCCGGAATGGCAATCCACCCGGACGCGCTGCCCAATTTCATCAAGAAGACCGTTCACCTGTTCCCCCACAAGGATGCGGAGGGGGCCAAGGCTTCAGCAAAATGGTCCCTACAGCTTACAGATTCGGTCATTTCATCGGTGGATATGCCAGTTAAAGACCTTAATGATTGGGTCGCCACAGGCACAGAAATCCCTGATGTTTTCTCGCCAAGGCCACCGGAATGGGAGGCCAAACGGGTAACGCTTTCATTAAAGCCAACCGAGCCAACCACGCGCCTCTTTCTCGCCAAGAAGCCGGTCTGCACACCTGGCAACCTGACCACCCTTATCTCCAAAGCAAAAACCGGCAAAACAGCCACCATAGGCGGGGTTGTTGCTGCCATCATCTCTGCCCATTACGACCGATCCGGCCTCGACACCTTCGGTTTTACGGCTCCCCACACCAAGGAAGGGGTGGTCCTGATCGACACCGAACAGTCGCCTTTCGACGCCTATACCTGCCATCAGCGAGCCTTTGCGCGAGCCAACCAGGATTCAGACGTGGACTGGATGATGCACTACGCCCTGGTGGGAATGGGGGCAAAACAGCTTCGCCTGACACTCCCCAAGATTCTCGCTAAAGCAAAGTCCGACCATGGGGCGGTATTCACGGCGATTTTGGACGGCGTTGCCGACTTTGTTCTCTCCGTAAATGACGAGGCGGAATGCAACGAGTTCATTACATGGTTAAGGGCTTTGGCCGTTGAGTATAACTGCCCAATTATCTGCGTTATCCATAGCAATGAAGCGCAAAAGTCCGGTGACGACGGACGTGGCCACCTTGGCAAGCAGCTTACTCGCAAGGCTGAGTCGAACTTGCTTCTTAAAAAAACCGGGGATGTAACCGTTATCACTTCCGAAAAACAACGCAAGGCCCCGATCACAGACAAGGACGGCATTGCCTTCCGTTGGTCTGATGAAGTCGGTATGCACGTTTCAGTCAAAATGGAGGTCAAAGCCGTCAAGGGAGGTAGGCCAAGGCACGCTTTTGACACGTTTCAGTCGATCTTCCCTAAGACGGCTGATAGGGCCATGACCAAGCAAGCTTTGCTTCGGTTCGCCCAGGACTTAGCCGACATCAAGGAAACCGCGTTCAGGGAACTTTTACATGAGGCGACAGAGAACGGGACTATTGTCAGGATACCGAATGCTTCGGGGTATGTGTATCATCTGAATGTTCCGAAATTGCCATGAATATGAATCGGTTTCTTGGTATGCGGAAACCCTGCGGAAACCCTGCGTTTACCTCCAATTCGCAGGGGGTGCGCGGACCCTGCGTTTTCCCCTATAGGGAAAATAGGGGATTAACGCAGGGGTACCAAAATCCGCGCCCTGCGGAAACCTAGGCTCGATAATAAACGCAGGGGGTACAGACAGCGGAACGATTACCCCACCTTCAGATTCACCTTCTCCGCCCTAAACAACGGATACGTCCCAGCCCGGACCAGCTTCACCTTTACCTCGTCCCCAGCCTTCCATGTCCCGCTTCTCTCCATCGACACGATCCTCCCGTCAGGCTCAGGCAGGCGGCATTTGACCGAACGACGATTCGGGGCGAGGCCGATTACGGTTATGAGGGCGGAGGCGGGCCAGGAGCCGATTAGTTCGATCTCAGGGTCCCCAGCAGCAGACTCAGGCGTCCGAACGGTCTCGTAGTAAAACGTCCCTGTGCAACCGGGTAGGTCGCCTTCGATTTTCGGGTCAGATGGCTCCTCGGCCACTACGCCGTCGTTCAGGAAGGCAGAAGAGAGGCTATCGGAGCCTGTTTCTGTCGCCGTACAGACGTTTTGGGACGAAATAGGGGCAGAGACGCCTCCAACAGAATCCGACCGTCCTACGACGAAAGTAATCGTTGGCACCGCAGCGACACCCTCGCTCTGCGCTTGCAGACACGACATTTCGCTTCTCGGCTCGATCCCCAACTTTAAGTTTGTTTGCCGAACTGCCTCCCTCGCCTTCTGCAACGTCTCTGTTGAGCCGATTGCTGCAAATGCGGATTCTAGTCCCTTCAGGTGCTTGTTCACTATGGCGATGTGGTTCATATATTTATGATGATTTAGGTTTTACAATTTCACTTGGGATTTTAACTTTTGGGGGTGAATCAGTCCGACTATTATGGGGACCAGGGATCGCTGACCCCCTCCCCCCGGGTCTAGTGTTCTATTGTTAGCGCAGGGTCATAGTCTCAATAAGCTGGTGAATACGAGACGTAACATATGTAGGACAATGTAACATTCTAATATGATAGCAGCAACAACACCGCCTATGGTGGCTGTTTAGTCGTGTTTTGCGTGAGAGATAAGTGTTTTCAGGTTGCCATGT